GCGCCGTGCCGAACCCGGCCTGGGTGATCTTGGCCGTCTCCCGGGTGATGTTGACCTGGACGATGTCGGTGAGTTGGGTGCCCATAGGTTTTTACTCCTCTTCGATGTCGATGGTTTTGTCCACGGTTATGTCGTCTGCGGAACCAATCACGCGTACGCTGTGGATTTCTCCGGGGGTGTCATCCACCGGGTCGGGATACGAGATTACGATGTCGATGGTGGCCCGGGGTTCGTGAGCAGTATCCAATAGCGTGCTGATGTCCCGCAGGCCGGTGGCCTGGTGGGCTGCGATCCCGGCCGCCTGCAGGATGCTCTGCCGGCTGGGAAGGGCCAGGGCGGTTTCGATGGCGGCGGCCCGGACCAGGGCGTTGTCGGCCACCACCTGGATGTTGAGCGTGGCCTGCTTGCGGATGCCGTAGGTATAGGTGTCGGTCTGTGTGTAGCGTTCTTCGGCCGCGCCCATGGATTGCGGCCCGGCGATGATATCCAGCAGCATAAACGGCGGTTTGGGCCGGTGACCGTCCTGGTTGGCCCACAAGGCCGTAGCGTCCGGGTGGATCGCTGCGGTCCAGGCCGTCAGGGCGTCTTCTATGGCAACGGGCAGGCGCTGCATGCTATTGCTCCTCGATACGCATCAGGCGCGCCTTGTAATGGGGTTGATGAAAAGCGGTCCAGTCTTCCACGGCCTGCACTTCGTACTGAAAGCCGTCGGCCCGGGATACGGTGTCGTTGTTTTCCAGGGCAAAGGCGGTGTAGATCTTCAGGGCCTGGCGCTGGCGGTCGCCTTCAGCAAGCTGGAGCAGTTCCTTGCCGTTGAGCGGCTGGATATTGCCGGCGGCATCAAAGACCTGGCTGTCGCCGGGCAAATAGCGGCCGTTGACATAGCTTCCCTGAGTGGCCCTGGTGACGGTGATCTTTTCGGTGTCCAGCTTCATTCGTTCACCTTGCTGGCAATGGACTGGCGCAGGCGTCCCACGTCGTTAAGCGGGATGGGCAGCGTTCGGCCGCGTTCCCGTTTGGCCCGGACCGTGGACGGTGCATTTTCGATGAAGGGATCACCGCCGGCCAGGATCTTGGCCTTGACCTTGTTTTCGAACCACAGGCCCAGCCTGGATAGAAACTTCTTCTTGGATAGTTTACCGGTGACCACGTCCACCTTGGCTTTGTCCACCCGTTTGCGGATCGTGTCCTTTTCTTCGTCCAGGGTGCTGCGTAAAAATGACCTTTGGGGGATGGTGATGTTGTGCCCCTTGCCGGCGCGGTCCGTGCCGAACTCCTGGGTGGCCGCGATGATCACCTGCTCGCCGTCCTGGTCGCCGAATACGCCGATGTCCACGCTGCCGTGCAGCTTTTTGACGCGGTCAGCCAATGCTTTCATGCCGCTGTCGTCGATATGAATATTGGTCTTGATCATTGCGTTCCTTTGCGTGCGTTTCTTTAGGGTGTCACCGTCATGAACCCGGCGATGGCGCCGCGCCGCAGGCGCTGGTATTCTCGGCCGTAGATCGTCTCCGAGTAATCTTCTTCACCCGGCGTCGCGTAGGTGGTGGCCACGTCCCCGGTACGCTCGGAAGTGATCCCGGCGCCCTTGTCTTCCCGGCTGATCAGGGTCAACTTGTGGGCGGCCAGGTAACGCTGGGCGACTTCCTGCTTGCGGCCCCAGTTGGTTCCCACCTGAAGGGCCACGTCGGCCAGGACCATGTCCCAGGCGTCCTGAGAGATCGCTTCCAGTTCGGGGGCCAGGGTTAAAACCGCGCTTTGGGTGGTGTCGGCCATTTACTTGCCCTGGTTCTTTCTGGTTTCGATCTCTTCGATTTCAGCCGCCTGCTTTTCTATGGCCGCCATCACCGTCTTGCGTGAACCACCCTCCCGGCTGCTTTCGGCTTTGGCATAGTCTTCCAACAGGTCCAGAGACATGGCCCCCTGGATCAGGTCGATGAATTCATCGGCATTGAGTTCGCCGGCATCGATCCGGCCGTCTTCGAGAGTGGTTAAAAAGCTGTTGTAATAGGCGGCCATGCGCTTTTCTCCGGCCGCTTTCTTGACGGCGGCCCAGGTGGCCGCCTCGATCCGGTTCTGGCCGGGGACAAAGGGGAAAACCCCTTTTCTGCCGTTCAGGGTATACGGCAGGTGGGTGATGTTGGGCCGTTTATTGATGACGATCATGTCAGTCTCCTTGTTGATTCAGGGCAAAGCGGCCATTGCGGCCGCCCCTGTGTTAAGCGGTACGGTTATATGCCGGTAAAAAACAGCAGGGCCAGGGGGTAGCGCACCACCACGCCGCCGATGCGCGACTCGCCCGGCACGATCAGTTCCAGGCCGCGCTCTTGCATGGGGTAGACCTGCAGTTCCAGCGGGATGCGCAGCTCCAGGTTCTCTTTTGATTTTTCATAGAACACGGCCCCGTCCTCGGTGCCGCCGGTAAAGGCGTTGTCCAGTTCGCCGTACATGGGTTCCACCGTGCTCAATCCGAAGGCGCTTTTTTCCTTCATGATGAACTCCAGGATGGTGACATCCGAGTGGGTGCTGCGCGGCGTGCCGGCGATCAGGTCGTATTGCTCGCTGGGCAAAAGGCAGGTGTCCGGGTTGTGGACGCCCTTGGACTGGGACCGTATGGTGGAGCAGGCCAGGCGGATATCGGCGATGATTTCATCAGGCGTTTTGCCGGCCCAGTCGGCGGTACCGCCGGCGCCGTTGGGTGCGGCCTGCACCGGAATATTGGCGTTGTCCAGCAGGCCGGGAATGCCGGTGGCAGAATCGCCGGTCCAGGCAATGCGTGACTCGGCTTCCCGGGTGCCTCTGCGCTGGGCCGCCGCTTTTTCGGTTTCCAGGGAGATGCCGGCCATCATGGCCGCGCGGATCTCCTGGTGGTTGTAGCCCACGGCGATGCCCAAAGATCTGACCGGCTGGGACACGCTCTGACCGTAGACATCGGCCCGGGGCAGATCCTGTGAATAGTCGGTGATGATCTTGGCCATGCCCACATGGCTGTACATGCGGTAAGTGATGGTTTCTGCACCGGGGTTGTCCCGGTTGGAGACCGGGATCAATATCCGGTATTTGAGTTCCCGCTCTTTGAAGCGGTACAACTCGGCTTCCACCGCCTCCAGTTCGCGGGTCATGAACAGGGCCGCGTTCCGGTCGATGGCGTCGAGTTTGTGTCTGACGGCGTCGATTCTTATCATGGGTGAACTCCTTGGTTGAAAGTAAAAGCGTTTCAATCCGCTGTTAAGGCAGATTCAAATCCAGCAGGGCCAGTTCGCCGGCCTCGGCGTCGGAGACGAACTTGGCGCCGGGCAGGGCCACGGCGTCGGTGCCGTCGGCATCGGACCTAAAGGCCCCCAATTGTTCGCCGGCATCGGCCACGAAGCGAACAAAAGCCTCGGACTCGGCGGTGACCGTGTCTTCCACCGGCACCCAGACCCGGCCGCGCTTGATGACCGGCATGGGATCGTCGTCGGCGTATCCTTCACCCCGGGGCTGGGTATGGCTGCGCAGGACCACGCCCAGGCCTACGGTGCCGGTGACTTGCTCGGTGGCTCCGGGCAGCGTCGCTTCGCCCTCATTGGTTCCCTTGGTGACGAACACGCCGAACGGGATGGTGTCCCGGCTGGCGTTGATGCGGGTAACGATGTCCGCCTGGCCGATGTCGGCCAGTTGTCCGGCCAGGGCTTTTTCCATGTAATTGTTGACTTGGGTTTGCATGGGGCTTCTCCTGTTTTTGATTTGGAAAATAGACGACCCGTTCGGGCTATTGTTCGGCCAGCTCCTGGCTTTTCTGGATGAACTCGGCCCGGTGGTCGACTTTGGTTTGAGTGCCGGCGGCCTTGGCATCGCGGATCACTTGGGCCAGGCCGGCGCAACCGTTGTCCTTTTCGGCGGCGTCCAGCAGTTCCACCACGGAGTCGTAGCGGGCGTTGATGTAGTCGTCGGACCGGCCGTCCGCGTTGAATTCGGGTGACTGCTTTTTGATCACGGCCACCTTGACGGCCTGGTCGCTCAGGCCGTCGCACTTGATGTCGACCTTGGCGGCCGTATCCTCCAAGGCCTTGCGGCCGGCGATGATGGCCTGGATCTTTTCTCCGGCCGGATCGGACAGGGTTGCGTTGTCGGCTTTGAGCTTGCCGACCTCTTCTTCCAGGGTGTCGACCTTGGCCTGGGCCTCGTCGGCCTTTTTGGTCAGCGCGACGATTTTGGCCGCGCCATTTCGGATGACCTCCACGGCCTCGTCCAGCTTGGCCGACAGGCGGTCCAACACGCCCTTGGCCTCGGCCGGCACTTCGGCCTCGATGGCGTCCATGTGAAAATGGTCCAGTTTGAGCGCTTTGCGCGCGAAAGTGATCATCGACATGGTTTTCTCCTTGTGTTTGGCGTCCAATAACAATTTAACGTTGTGACCCGCCCGGCCCCTGGGCACGATGCTCAGGTGGTTGTAGCGGATGTTTTTTTGTACGGCGTCGTAGTGTCCTTCGGTGGCGTGCTCGCCGGCCACGGGCAGCACTTCGGCTTCGTAGCCGCAGGACAGCTCGATGTCCTGATCCTGGCGGCGGCGGTCGAGCACGTAGGCCACAACCTCCTTGTCCATAATTTTGACTGTGCATGTGACAAACTCATCGTCGTGGGTGACGTTTTCTCCGGTGACGCCCACGTTCAGACGGCGGTGGTTGTCCACGGTGACCCGTTTTTCTTCGGGGTGCTGGAAGGTGATCGGGATCATCTTTAAGGTGGCCAGGGAATCCTGGGCAAAGACTTCCTCGGGTGCGCGTAGCTCGCGGATGATGTTGCCGTTATCGTCGGTGTAGTCGAACACGCCGGCGCGAGTAACCGTCGCCTGACAGACTAAAAAGCCTTCGGGGGTGATCTGGTAGCGGTCGTTTTTTAGAGCGTCCAGCTTGACGGTGATGCTGCGGATCATGGCCGTTTTCTCCTGATTTTTGAATATCGTCTACAAGGCCCCTGAGAGCCCGAATATCGGGACCTGTTTTTGACCCATGCCACGGGTCGTGTCGAAATCTTTTAAAAAAATCTCGGCGAATTTAAAAAGGGTCTGGGCGGTATCCCGTGCTGCTTCCATGATTTTCTCCTAGGCCGCCTGCTCGACGGGCAGAATAATGAATTCATCCAGCACCGGTTCGGCCGTGCAGCGGCATTGAAAGTCTTCGCCCGGATGGCCCGTTGAAGGCGGGTTGTCCCAACTGAATGCTTTGCCGTCGTTGATCAGGTGGCTGGCCCGGGTGGCGCCGTCCTTGACCGCCCGCCAGATGTATTTTTCGACACCGGTTTCTTTCTGGCGCAGCTCGGTTAATTTACCGTTGAGCTTGGCCACCTGGTCGCGGGCGATGAACAGGGCGCGGCGTTGGGTGATCTCCAGGCGCTTTTGAATTGCTTTGGCGATGGTCCGGTTGCTGTCGCCGGCTTCCACCCGGGCCATGAGCAGGCTTTGGATGTCGGCGATGCCTTTGTCGGAGATGTCCTTGATCAAGGAGACATTGCCGGTAACAAAGGCGCTCAGTTTATCCTCCAGCCAGCGCTCCTGCCGCAGTACGGGGATGCCAAGGACCGTGGTGAACTGGCGGTCTACCTGGGTGCGGTTAAAATCCGATAGGCGTTGGCCGAAGGCTTCTGCGGTATCGGTAATCACGTCTTTGGTGATGCGGGTGGCCACGTTGACCCGGATGCCGTCCACGGCCAGGCTGATCAGGCCGGCGTAGCCGGCGTCCAGGCGGCCGGCTGCGTCGGCTTTCAGAGAAAGATCGCGGGTTTCAACTATGGCCGGTAGATCGCTTTTCACCTTGGCCTTGACCGCTTCGAAAAACGGCATAGTCAGTCGCAGCAAAGCGCGTTCGTATTCGCGCTCCAGGCCATGCGGATAAAGCTGTCGCGGCGGTTTGCGTTTTCTCGGCAGTCGTTTGCCGGCGGTCTTGGCGGCGGCCCGGCGGTTGCGGATGGCGATGATCTTGTCAGAGGGCGTCATCTGCGACCTCCGTCTCCGGTTCTTCATCGCCGCCGTCGCCGGCCGGTTTGCGCGTGTCCGGATCGATGACGGTCTCCATGCTGTAGCCGTCCGGGCCGAACCGGGAGACCGCCACCTCGGCCGGATCGAGCACGCTGTTCATAATGTAGATCTGATCGGTCTCGGCTTGGGTCTTGCGGGTTTCTGCCAGTTCCTTGTCCGTGGGCTGCCACAGGGGGGAGAACTCGAAGGACCAGTCTTGGATTTTGGATTTTTGCTCGGCCAGCAGCAGATCGATGATTTTGGTGACCGGTGCGCGCAGGGTCTTTTCCTGGTAGGCTTTGACCCCGTCGTAATAGTCCCGGGTGGTTTCTCCGGCGCCGGCCAGGGTGCCCAGCTGCTGGCCGAACAGGCGGGTCTTGGGCAGCCCGGCGGCAGCGGCGGTCAGGTCCATGAATTTGTCTATCAGGTCCACCAGGCCGGTGATGGGGGTCTGGACCTTGGCAAACTCTTCGTTGTCCCCTACCAGGGAGACGCCCAGGCTGCTCATCTGGCCTACGGCATACTGGATGCGGGCTTGCAGGACGGCTTCTTCGCCGTCGGCGATCAACTGGGCCAGATTGGGGATTTTTAAAGTCTTGGTGATAAAATCCTGGAACAATACGGCCGCGCTTTGGATGGACACGCCGAACTGCTTTAGATTCTCGTTGATGGCCGTAAAGATCGAATCATCCCAGCCCTGGTTTTGGGCGCGGACCCGGTCGGGCAGCCAGGCGCCGTCAAAGCGGATCACCCGGGAGGCGTGGACCAGGCTATCCGGGCTGTCGGTGGTGATGGCGGCCGGGTTGATGCGGTACAGCTCGGGTCGGCCGAAGTCCGGGGCCAGTGGATCATCGAACGTTCGGGTGATGGACAGCTGCCAGCGGTCGAGCACGGTCAGGGAGGACAGTTTTTCAACGCGGTTGATGTCTATAATTTCTTCCGGTTCCCGGCCGTCCACGGCCCCCAGCAGGATAATGCTGCCGCCGTACAGACGGGCCATGCGCAGGGCTTCTTCGATGCGCTCCCAGGCATACAGCTCGTCCATGCGCCGGTCGATGCCGGCGCCTAAATCGGGGTCCTCGATGTTCAGTTCGATGCCTTCCCGGCAGGCGTCGGCCGGCATCAGGTCCACGATGC